ACGGTCTATCAGTTCTTGAAACTGCTTCTGCCGAAACTCTTCTTCCGTACATGGTGGATTCTCACTCCACCCATAATAACGCTCATATATGACATCGCTATTAAGGTAATTGAAGTAAGAATCCAATAATGTTGCATATATACGATAGTTAGGCTGCATCTGAGTAGATTTTAGTTTCCTTATTGAATATCAGTCCCAAGGCCTTTACCTTTGCAGTAAACAAACTTCTCGCCATCATCAAAGAACTACCAACGTGTTCAAACCCATTAATATGAGAGGCGAACTCATTAGCGGACTTAGCATCAGTTATAAATTCGATACTTTCTTTGATTTCCTCTATCACCTTGTTGTATTTGTCAATCTCGGCTTTCTTTACTTGCAGCATTGCAAGATAAGGATTAATCACTTGTGTGGTGATAAAATCATTCTTTGCAGTCGGATTACCGTTGGCATCCAAATTTGTGGGAACTTCCATCACACTTGGCAGGTTACAGGTGTTCTTTCCGTCATTTCTGTTGGTCGGGTCAAAAGTGATTGTACACTTAACTCTACCATTCTCGTTCTTGGCTTCCATGTAGCCCAATAAGTCAAGTTCGGTAACAATAGAGTTGTAGGACTTCTCACGCAAAGCCGGAATAAATACTGTATCGTCACCTTCTTTCCGTGTATCACGGTGGGCAACGAAGATGATATTTTTGTTCAAATTGGATAAATTACGTACAAATCCGCTAAACTCTTGGTTAATGCCACCCCAATCTCTTATCTGTGGTTGCCTTGTGCCGCATTTGTAAGAAATGATATAATCCATCATCTTGCCGATGGTGTCTATTACTATTGTCTGATAACTGGACAAATCTTCTTGCAGAACCTGCTGGGCGTCCGTCCACGATGTTATCTGTACAATATCAACTCCATCCAAGTGGGACATGTTCACACGCTTCACACCGTTATCGAAGTCCAGTAATAAAGGTTTGGGGGCACTCAAAGCGGTTGTTGTTTTTCTCATACCCGCTTGACCGTACACCATCATTTTGATAGTAGTCGGTATTACCAATTCATTTGATTTTTTTATAAGACTCATAATCGTAAATATTTAAAAGGTTAATCCAATTGTATCTCTCGCCATTATTCCGCTGACATTCGCCAGCGACAAGGCTTGTTTGATTTCTGTTTTTGAATAATAAAGGGGGGAATTTCGGCTTTCTCCTTTTCTGATAGGCTTTATCAGTTCTTTATTCACAAGTACATTGAACCGCTTCCAGTCTATTCGCATCATCCTTAGCCATTTCTTTACATCCCTCAATCGGATAAGGTCTTGTGCCGGCTCATATGCCTTGACCGCCTCCATATAACCAACCTGATAACTGTCTATCATAATGGATTGGATTTCTTCTATATTCATTCCGCCCTCCTTATTATTTCAATCCGTTCTACTCTTAATTCTCTTCCTCTTCTCATTTCGCTCTGTTCGTGATAAAGCGATAGAGAAAATATACATAGCAAACTATAAGCTACAGACATACGAACTGTTGGTGAAAAATCCATTGTAAGTTTCACACCGGCTATCCGTTCGTAAAGCATGGTAGCAAGCTCTCTCCCATTCCGTACATGCAATATATCAAAAGCCTTTTGCAACTGGTTGTTAATTGTACTAACCGCCCGACATTTGATATTGGCAATTTCCTTTTTCTCATACCCTTGCGCATACATCCGTGCTGTAACCTCACATTCAGGGGTGAGTTCTGTAAATACCCGTTCCATAATCGTGTGAGCTAATGATTATTTCAGTCGTATAAGCGAAGAAAAACCTGGACAATCTGTTTTTGATACCCTATACATAATGTCAAGTTTTCCTTTCAACTTCTTCGTGAGCCGTGCTTCTTTGTTTCTTCGGGCAGCTTCCATTTTTATCCCAGTGTGCCGAGAGTCTTCAAAGGGGATTCGATATATATCCCCAACCTTTATACTATCAAATAACTTAGTTGTCTGATAGTTCTCATCTACTTTAATTTCCTTTATCATACGCTTTAATTTTGAAAAAAATAGTGGTGATAGCAGGATTTGAACCTGCATAAATTGCTAAGTTTATTGCCGAGCAACGCGTTTCCTATTCCGCCATATCACCGGAAAAAGGTGCGCTATCTTCACAGACGGTACACCCAGTACAAACACAAAATAAAACACGACAAAACAATTTTAACCACCCGTACAAGGGTAAAGGGGTAGCTTGTACTCAGCATCCCTCACGGCTTTTAGTACGGTATAGCACTGACCTTTTCTGTGGTTGTTGCGCCCCCGATACCTTCTACGGATTCTACCACGTATCGAGACGTGAAGGGCTTATATTTAGACCTTTCAGCGATACGGACACCTGCCCCGCATACTTGACACCGTAAAGATGATTTTCGGTGCTGAAAGTAAAGTTCATTTCAAATCAATATAGCCTACTACCAGTCACCGCATCCCTGCTATGGCAGCTTCTATATTTCGTTATCTTGGTTAATCTTGTACGGCTTATGAATTACACCGTAAAGGTTTTCACATACTTGTCAAAGAACTAATCAATAGTGCCCTACCCGATTCTCGCTATCAGTTGCCGTTCAATCCGTCAATAGGGCTGTCGTGCGTGATATAATCGTGTGATTAATCATCATAAAAGAACTTCTCGCCCGGCTTTCTGAAAAGCCAGTAGCTTGCATACAAGCAGCCTAATACTATCAATGCCTCTATCATACTGCCATTCTATCAAGTTGAAACTCTATATAATCAATCTCTTCTTGAATAACCTCTAAGGCTTCTTCTTTCGTATCGGTGTTGCAGAAAACGCATGCCTCCGCATCAGACATTTTATCCACCTCTTCAAGTTCTTCACAAGCCTTATCTAAAGCCTTTTCAAAGGCATAAGCTTCTATACTATCACATACTCTATAGTTTCTCATATCAGGCAATTTTTAAAAGGTTAGCTTTCTTGTAGCATCTGAACTCTTGGCGTTCTGTGTCGAAATAGGTCTGGACTGTATCGTTCTTCTTTCTGTTGTCAGTACCAGTGATGGTAGGCATCAGCTTTTCATTTAGTGTACCGTAGGCTTCTCTTACAGAACCATCCACCTTTTGAAAGTAGAATTTCACAATCTTGCTTTTCATCTGCAATTTCAATTTCATGTTAGCCCAAGCGCACTTTAATGCTTCTGACATCGTGAAACCGTTCTTGCGAACGAACTGCCATGCAAGACTCATAACTTCGTGTAAAAAATTCTTCGTGCTCATAATCGTGTGATTTAATATGTTTATACTATTGCACCTTATTTGTAAGTTGCGTATCTTTGTATCGTTATCGTGATGCAAATATACTACTATTTTTCAGTATTAAATTCTTTCTACTGAAAAATAGTAGTAAAATAATATTGTTTAACTATTGATATAGATTATACCTTATTATAGTATAAAGCTATGGATTTAAAAGACTTTGTAAGCGAGACGCTCAAAGAGATAATCGAGGGAGTGAAGGGCGCCCAAGACTTTGCAATAGAAAACGGCGCAGTGATTAACCCTACCAGTTTTGGGGTCGTTTCGCCAAAAGCCATAATGAGCAAAGATAATGACGAGGTAACATCCGTACAGCGTATTGATTTCTCTTTGTCATTGCAGCAGTCCTATGCAGCCGATGGAAAGGTAAGTATAGGGGTAATGGACATAGGGAAGATAGAAGGAGAATATAGAAATATCAAGGAAAATCGAGTGAATTTCAGTGTTTTGGTCGTACTCCCTGATGGAGATAACCGTTAGGAAGGGCATTACGATAGAATCTGCCGGTTCTGATGTATTCAAATAGTTCTTCCGTGATGCGTATTACGGTTTCGGATTCCGTGCTACTTCCGACAAGGTTGCTATTCAGAACAATAGAAAGCATTTTCTTTCTCTTTCTTTGGGCTATGCGATTCTTTAAAACAGATAACAGGCTCATATCGAAAAGCGAAAGCGACCAACTCCAAAGTTGCGGTTTGAAGTTTAGTCGCCTATATAGTCCCTTATGGGAACAGTTAAACAATTTAATCAAAATCATCCGCAACTTGATTTTGACGCAAATATACTGAAAAATAACAGTAAAAACCAAGAAGAGATGAGTACAAAAGAAAGATTTGTTGAATATTTAAAAAACAAAGGGATTGGGCAAACCGCTTTTGAAGAATCAGCTGGTTTATCTCGTGGAGCTATTGCCAAAAAAACGGGTTTTAGTGCAGATTCAATAGAAAAGATAGCGTCTGCTTGCCCTGACCTCAATATAAATTGGTTAATAACTGGAATTGGCAACATGACAATCAATACCAATTCGTCAATCACTGAAGCTCCAACCACTAATAAAGATATTAAAATCCTCGATATACGCGTATCTGCCGGTCATGGAGTTGGTTTTGATGGAGATGAAAACAAAATATTAGGATACGTCAATATACCAAACTTTTCTGGATGCTACGGAGTGACAGTATATGGAGATTCTATGTATGACAAATATAGTTCTGGCGACATTGTTTTTGTAAGGGAGATAAAAGATAAAAAAGAAATTGAAGGCGGGCAACCCTATGTAATAATCACAAATGAAGACCGGTATCTAAAAATGATATATATTGAAGATGACGGATTGAAGTTGGTTTCATACAACAATACTCTAAATCCGGACGGAAGAAGAAAATACCCAGACATGCTTATAGAAGGAGAACAAATAAAGTTCTTATATAAGGTTGTTGGAAGATTGGAAAGAACCCAAATATAATCACTAAAATCTAATACTATGGCATTTTTCGACTTTCTAAAACAGAAAGAATTTGCTGAAATTACCTGCTTAAAAAAGGATTTGGAAATTTCGGCAAATAAAGAACAAGAACTCAACCAAAAGATTGAGGAACTTAAAAAAGAATGCGAATCTCTTTCCAAATTCAAAGAGATAGCAAATTTAGATAACAAGAAAGATGAAATATTATCTAAAATCAGGCTTGAAGAAGAACATGCTGAAAAAGCAAGAGAGAACTATCAATCAGAAATAGCTCAACTAAAATCAGAAATTGATAAGCTATCCGAAGAAATACAAAGTAAAAAAGGAGAAATTGTAGAACTTGACGAAACAATACTTCTTCAAGAATTTGGTATGTATTCTCCGATTTACGATTTCGCCAACTCTGAAATGTACAAAGATAGGTTAGATGCTGTTAGGACGGAACAAAAGAATATGATTTTATATAAAACGGCAGCAACATGTTCAGAGACCTGGACTGTAAACGGAAGTGAAGCTCAAGGCAGAGTTATGACAAATCAAAATATAAAGCAAATACTTAGATGTTTTAATGATGAATGTGATATGCTAATAAGCAAAGTCAAATTCAATAATATTGCAGCATTCATTGAAAAGATGCAAAAATCCTATGAAGCATTAAATAAAATGAATTCAAAGAATGCAGTTTCTATTTCATACGAATATTTGTCTTTAAAAATAGATGAGCTACAATTAGCTTATGAATATGCACAAAAGAAGCAAGAAGAAAAAGAAGAGCAAAAGCGCATCCGAGAACAAATGCGTGAAGAAACTAAGCTTCAAAAAGAAATAGAAGAAGCAAGAAAGGATATTGAAAAAGAACAGAGACACTATACTAATGCCCTTTTGAAATTAAATAAGCAGCTTGAATCTTGTGATGAGATTGAAAAAGAAGTGCTTTTAGAAAAGAGGCAAGAAATAGAATCTCACCTTACAGAACTTGATGTTGCAATTAAGGATATTGATTACCGAGAGGCTAATAAGAAAGCTGGATATGTGTATATTATATCTAACATTGGCTCATTTGGTGAGAACGTGTATAAAATAGGTATGACTCGAAGACTTGACCCTATGGAAAGAGTGGATGAATTAGGTGACGCTTCTGTTCCTTTCAAATTCGATGTACATGCTATGATTTTCTCTGATGATGCTCCTAAGTTAGAAGCTGCATTACACCGTGCTTTTGAGGACAAAAAGGTCAATATGGTAAATAACCGAAGAGAATTTTTTAAAGTTACACTGAATGAAATAGAAGAAGTTGTTAAAAATAACTACGACAAGACTGTAGAATTTAAAAGAATTCCACAAGCAGACCAATACAGAGAATCTATAAAGATATTGGCAAGTATAAATGCAAATTAAAGAACAAACTAAATCTATAAAATAATGAGAAAAATAACGTTTTTAGTAATGATAATATTAAGCTGCCTTGCTTGTAGTGATGGCAAAAGTGAATATATACAATCTGTCTCCCATGTTAATTCATTAATAAATGAATATCGTAAAGAATACAACCAAATTTCAACAGAAATAACAAATATAGCGTTGGAAGACTTTTCTAAAATTGATTCATATAGAAATAACAATCAAAGTAAAATTTTAAAATTAGAAAAGAAAGCTTCAACAGTTGTCAGCGAAATTGATAAGTTACTCTCTGCTAAATATAAATCTGGTAAGTTAAACAAGTTATTCCAAGACACAAGACAGAATATCATGGAGAGCCTATATAACACGAAATATGAGATAAACCGCTCATCCTATACAGAGAGGGAATACACGATAACTACAAATCAATTAAAATACATGCAGCAGTATGATATTGAATTTAGAAGCCTCGTTGCAAATTAATAAAGAACAAACTAAATAATTAACACAATGAAGAAGATTCTATTTTTAATAGCGGCTACATTTGCAATTATCGGATGTAATAATAAAAAGAAAGCAGAGGTCTTTCCTGTCGTAGTAGAGAAATATACCAACGAACAAGCGTCTAAGGCTTTCAAGGATTTGAAATGGGGAATGACCGTTGAAGAGATGATTGATTTAGGGTATATCTCGGTAAAAGACACTTCTAAATGGGTCATTCCATTAAAATATAATAAAATTGGAACGGTCGAATTCGACGATGTGTCTATTATGACGCATAATAACAAACTTTTCGCTGTAATATTTCACGAATACATCGAAGGCTTCAATAGTTCAGTGCGTAAATTGAATGATGTGAAAATTCTATTTAACGCAAAATATGGAACTCCGGATTTTGAAAGTGAAGTATGCGAAGACAGTTTGGAATTTGAGAAAGAGGCAATCTTATATTCCTGGAATATAAAGTACAAAAAGATTGAAGGAACTATAGAAAAAAGCCAATCTGATATGTTTTTTGTAAATGTTGTAATAGAAGATACAATTACGAGACATCTTCATGATTCAATAGCTATAGCATACCAATCGCAAGACATATAATATTTGTTCAAAGATTATGATTGACTTTTTAACTATCATACTCCTAATATTCGGAGTACTGCAAATCATCCTCTTCTTCAAAGTATGGGGAATGACCAATGACATCAAAGAGATAAGAAACAAGTATCTCAAAGACGAGGACGAGAAACGGAGACAAGAAGCGGAACACGACCCAACTCCGAAAATCAGCGGTGGGTCTAAACCAACAATGTGATGATTTTATAAATTGTTTACCCATTGTTTACCCAAACAAGAACAAAACATAAAACAACAAAATGATTATCAATATAATGCCCAATACAATTCCTT